TCCAGTTCTTCCACAGTAGGATTCTCCTTGATCGCAATCTGGAAGGCTCTATTTTTATGGTTTAAAAGCTGGAATCGTTTCTTGTAGATTTTTGAATCCTGAGGAGCAAACCCCAGGTGACACTCTGTAAAGGGTGTGCGGCGTCTAAAATGCTCTACAGCTTTTTCAGCAACTCCTTCTATGAAACAGCGTGGTCGAGCAAGATAGCTCAGAAGATTGTTTGCTTTGTTCCCACCGAAACTCAGAACAAGTTCAGTCATCTTCAAAAATGAAGTACGATATGCCATGGCATACCTCCTATTATTTAAAGTTTTAATTAATAAAACAAATGCATCCATGTAGAAATCTACATTGCCTCTTTTAGACAATGAGATACTTGCGTATCATACACAAGTACCAATTCTTTCGGACACGTTAAAAAGGCTCCGCGCCTCTAATAACAACAATATATAATAATTTATTAATAGGTGCACAATTTTTATGGATTGGGATAAATTTATTTTCGATAGAGCCGCTGAAATCTTACATCAAGGAGATACTGTAATTGATGTAGGCGCTCATGTAGGAAAATATACTGAACATTTTCTTGCCTTAGTCGGAAATTCCGGCAAAGTAATTTCCTTTGAAATAAACCCAAAATCATTTGATTCATTAAACCAAAAATTCAAAAATAAACCCAATGTTACATTAATCAACGCTGCGGTAAGCGACAAAACAGGACATGAGGACTATTATTCAGGCTCTACTTTATTCTGCACAAACATTATAGGCCACGATGTAAATGGAAAAAATAAGGGCCTTCTTGGCAGTATTGAGTCCATCAGATTGGATGAATATATAAAGGAAAAGATAGATTTCATCAAAATTGATGTAGAGGGAGCTGAAATAAAAGTTTTAAAAGGTATGGAAAGAATAATGGATAAAGTGAAGTGTATCTTAATAGAATGCCATTTTGAGCAAGACTGGGGCGTCTTAAAAGATATCCTCTTCAATTATAAATTAAAATGCATTGATTTGAAAACCGGCGCAAAAATTTCTTCAGAAACACAAAGTAAACCCTACCAGGTCTTTTGCTATAATCAATAAAAAGGGCCGAGGATTTCGTTGTGGCAAGAAATAGAATGAAACCTATAATATATCCCACCATTTACTTAAATCATTCTTTTTAATTTTTTTAGTCTTTACCGCAAGATTATTTTCATAATCATTAAGCATTAATTGACGAGACTGTTTACGGTACATCTCTTCTTCTTTAGGCTGCTTCTGAAACCGAGTAATGAATCTTTCTTTATTCTTAAAAGGAGTAGTCTCTAATAAATAGTTCCTATATTCTAACCAACTGCTGAATTTCTCGGGCAGTTTAGTTGCATTAAATATCCCATTTTCTTGAGCATATATAGAAGCTACATGTACACCGGATATTCTTTTTATTAATTTATTATATGTATCAGGCTCATAAATTTGTAAATCGGATAAACATTTAAAACTCTTTTCATGAATAAGATTACTTACTCTCATAGTTTTATAGTAGTTCTTATTTGCTTTAAACATCTTATCATAAACAGCATTATAGGGCAGATTATTCTCATATATGAATTTCCACACATCACCAATTCCCCAGTCATATATAGGATAAAATCTATACGTTCCTTTACTCCTTTTAGCCTTTGTACTCCATAATATACCATCAAACCCAGGATTTTTTATAACAGCTCTAAGCCGATTTAAACTCTCATCAGTTCTCAGACCAACAAAAAAAGCGGTATTCTCATGATTCTTCTCTACCCACTCCATAAAACTATAAAATCTATCAGGGTAACACCCTTCAATATCATGTATTGACATAGGGTGTTTATTTCTCATCCATTCCTCATTCTTACCCCAAGAATTAAGCACGTCATTTTCAAAAGAAGTAGCATTAGTCATTTTTAAGTCTACCTGGTACCATAAAGATATCACATTTTCATATGACATCATTTTTTCAATGAGAGAAACTGTGCTGGCATATTCTACTTCTTGATCAAGAAAAAAGACCCCTATTTTTCTATTTCTTTTCCGGGCTTCCTGGAGTACTAACCAGTAAAGAGCAGTACTATCTTTCCCACTACTAATAGAGACAACAATGGATTCAAATTTATCAAAAACTAAAGAAACTCTTTTATGAGCTTCTGTAAGAACATTTTCCTTAAGAAAAATTTTATTTAACGGAAGTTCCATAAAGTCTTCATAAAAAGATTAGCACTATTTATATATTTCCAAAATTCTGCTTCCAAATAGATATCCACTTTAGAATTAGATATTACCAGAGTTCTTTCTCCTTGACAATACTGATTAAATATCCTATTAAAATTTAATAAATTAAACCCTCTTTTTAATCGGTTATCTCTATTATTAACAAATTTCTTCAATTCTTTTATAATACGTTTAGGACTTGTTTCTGTCTCAAAAAGTTCCTTTTTTTTCTCTTTATATAAAGTATGAGTTTCCATATCAAGAGCTACCCGTCCAACTTTTATGTCCTCGAAAATCGTTTGTATTGTTGTCTCTGAAGCTGAGGTTACTTTACTAGCCAACACAGAACAATCAAAGGGGTCTATACCTTTTATAGTTTTGGCACTCCTAAAGGCATAGGCATGTGGGTAACCTAATAAAGTTTTATTAAAAAAGCTCCATGGAAAATAACACCAGAAAACATCACTATTACTAAGAAAGGGGTGATTTTCAATAATTAATTTATAGCCCTTAAGAGCCATTTGGTGCATTTCAATATTACGGTCCATTATATCATGTAAACGAGGATATTTTAAAACAAAAAAATCACTCTCCTTATTATCAGTAAACATTGTTAAATATTTAGGATTAAGGGTCTCTCTTAATCCAAGAAATATGAAATCATGAAGCTCTGACTGTATTTGAGATACATCTTTAAAGTCACTTCCATAAACATAAAATTTACGAAGAAAGTTACGTGAAATATCTCTTATACGTTTAAGTTCATACTCTATATCATTTGTGAAAATAACTTTACCGTTCATTTCTCATTTCCCACGCCATACTATATTCATTAGAAGCCAGAAACTTCGCACATCCTATCTGCTGTCTAAGACGAAGAAGCTCTTCACCTTCCATACCTAGGTGCTGGGCTATACGCTCATCCGGCCAACCCTTTTCAGAGAGTTCTTTCACTAGAGTTCCCATAAGATCTATCTGATGCTTGCCCCTGGCTCTATTATGTCTGATTGTAGAGGCCATCCTATCGTTGATGCACTTATCAAGAATGACTACCGGTATTTCAGTACATTTAAAATGATCAGTAAGAACTAGAAATCTATGAAACCCATCAATAACAATGTATTTATCCTCCTCTTCTTCATAAAAGACAACAATGGGTTGTGTCAATCCGTCTTCTTCAATACTTTTGATAAGTAACTTCACTTCAGGTACGGCTACTTTATTGGGGTTATAAAGATTACCCTGAACCTGATCACTTGGTACCAGCTTTACATTTAAACAAGGAAAAGAAATTGCACTCATTTTCTATACTTCTTTCTCGGTATACCTATCGATCTTCTTACTGCTGCTATTCTATTACGGCCAAATTTAAATTGATCAGCTATTTGTTGATCAGTCTTTCCATTAGAAAACATCTCTCGTAATACATCCTCTGAGGGTAATACCCTGAATTGAGTCCTAGAAATTTGTTTATTAGTTATTATATCATTCCTAATTTTTTCAATATATAATTCTTTTGAAGTTCTATGTATAATCTCAGAAAAATCCTGTCCCGAGAAATAAATAGGTCTCTTTTCTTTACTACATAAATCTTTATGGTAATTTAAAACCAATTCTCTTGAAAAGGGCGTCTTAGGAGGACTTTCACCCTTTAATTTATAACTCATTGAAGGTATAATAAATGGTTCAATCAAAGCAAAAAACTTTTTTCTACTCTCAGCTTTGATATAAATATTATAATGGCCTTTTTCTATATTATGAAATTGGAACGTGCATTCCAGACCAAACCGTTCCTTTAATGCTATAATAAAACCCTCTCCCTCTTTAAATGTAATATTACCTACACATAGATAAGCTCCATATTTATTATATTTACCATCATCCATATACCAATAAGCAAGCCCACGGGCATCTAACTCATATATTATATCTTTTCTCAAATATTTTTTAGCCTTACCGTGGGAGTAAAATTTTTCAAAATAAGGTATAAATAAATAATGATTATGAGTCCATAAGAAAAAGAATTCACCTATATTATTTCTCCCATACCCTATAGCAGAAATGAAAGGGGATAAATTAAAAGCTATGTGATACAAATAGTCTATTTGATTAACACTATGAGCTACTTGATACCTTTTAGGTTCTTTCATATAGGCGTCTCCTAAAAGCGTACCGAGTAATACTTGATGCATGTGGGATGTTAGAAAAGGAGATGATGTACGAATATCGTTAAGATTGTTTCTCTGAGATATCTTTAGAGATCTCAAAACATGTACCATTTGATATTCTTTTAAATCATAAATCTGTGCTAATTCACCTATAGTTAAGAGTCCCTCATAAATCTGAAACTCTAACTCGTTTCTAGAATAAATGCCGTATTTATTATGAAGAATACTGTCTGATCCTATTTGTTCAGTATAAAAAGAAGACATATATCTAATATAATATAGGGCACATAAAAATGAAATACTTTTTTATAATATAGTGCATATAAAAATAGAGACCTATCCTTTGCTTTCTTTTATAAAAATAAAAAAGGCCACTAATTTCTTAGTGGCCTAAAAATCACTTAATAGCAATTATTTAGCGAGAAAGCACTACCCTTGTCAGTCCAAGGGGGTTGTGACAACCGATACCGAGATTCTCAAAGCACGAGAAACCGATAGTGCGGTTCTTCGGATCATCAGCAGACAAAACTGTAAGTTCTGTACGGACCGGGATCCGTCCAAAGAATTCAGGTTCTGCACACACATAGATGTACCCTGTCGGGACCCTACGTGAAACGATGATCTGAGCTCCCCATACTGAGGCCATAAGACCTGTTTTCAGTAAGGTTGCCTGACTCTCGATATCCAGAACGTCCCTGCCCCACTTACGGATATCGCTGTAATCCAATGCATTTGTAAACACACGGGCTACGCGAAGGTCATGCCGCTCGATAAGAGCAAAAGCGTCTGCCAGATCAGCCGGTGTTAACGGGGCTGTTGCCGGAATGTCAGCATTGGTCGCACCGATGTTATCAAAACCTGATGTGGCAACTGCATCCAGAACCTCAAAGACACGGGTGTCTTCTTCAGCCTGGATCTCAGCTCTCGCAAGGTCCTGAGCACGTTCGATGAGATCAAACCTACGTTCCTTGACCTGGGTCAGCGGGATTTCGGGATTTGAAGCAATTTCAAACAAGGGGAAGATAACACGGCGAGGTTTGGTGATAGCCAGAATGTTCTGACCCTCTTCACCAACCACGTATGCTGTCACTCCTGGATCCTTGTCATAAATCGGCAATGCGCCGTCAGGGAGCTGCTCTACCAAGAAGGTCTTACGACCAACTGAGGTATAGTCTCTCCTAAGACGTAAAGGCTGTGTCATTGATGCTGCTAATTTAACACGCCCACCAGCCGTCTTAATGTATTCCTGGATAATATCCTGTTTTACTTGATTGCTAATTTCAGCCATTAGAGACTCACCTCCCTTATATTTTCATTTGAAAGGTCATGAATGGATCGGATGCGGTAGGGACCTTTAACACAATACCGAGAAGCGTGGAATAAAGATCTAGTCCAGCCTGTGTTAAGTCCATACCGTCTGAATTGGTTAACAGACCGTTCTGTGAAGCATACAGCTTGTCACCATAAGCATAAGTGATAGCGGCTGTACCGTCTGTTGCTTTGGTTTCATAGATGTCGGTACTAATCACAGTACCTGATCCATGTGCATATACTACTTTTCCCGAGCCGACAGCGGAACTTGACTCAAAAGGATTACCGACAGCGTCGTTCACAGCGATACCGACAACTTTGTCGTACGTGGAACTGTCACCAGCGGCTGCATCTATGGTCTGACTTCCAGCTACAGCTACAACACTACCTGCCAAAAGACCTTTATTGGTAGTTGTGGACAGGCGAGAGTTGTTTACTTTCTGATCGTTCCCCACGCGGTTGTCCTGAGTCAAGCCGGCCGCTATAATAGCACCATACGTATTATAGGTCTGGCGATAAAGGACATTGCAGTGTTGGTTAGGAACAGGAAGATTTGAACCCATTTAGCTCACCTCCTTAAGATGAATAATACTGTTTATTATAACAATTTCCCGAAGGAAATTTATTTACACTCTTCCAGTTGGAAAGGCCTCTGAAACATCAGGGGGAGCGCTCCACAGGTTGTCAAGAGTGACGTCTGTTGAAGCCTTTTTCACAATACCACTGAGTTTCTTTGCACCAACTTTTTCTGTTTCTTCATTAGCGAAAATTGCGTCAAGAAGATCGACACCAGGATTAAGGTCGATTTCGTCAGAAGCAGCCTCTTTTTCCTCTTCAGCAGGAGCTTCTTCTTCCTTCTCCTCCTTCTTGGCCTCTTTTTCCTCTTTTTCCTCTTCTTCCTCTTCAGCAGGAGCTTCTTCTTCCTTCTCCTCCTTCTTGGCCTCTTTTTCCTCTTCAGCAGGAGCTTCTTCTTCCTTCTCCTCCTTCTTGGCCTCTTTTTCCTCTTCTTCCTCTTTCTTCTCGTCCTCGTCGCCGTTGGCAAGAATTTCAGCAAAACTAGCCTGGCGCTGTAATGTGGCCATTATACGGCTCTCAGGAATGTACATCAGATCAGTTGCCTGATCTTCGATCAGTTCATCGGAAGCCCCCGGAAGCATTCTCTGAGCAACGGTAATGCATTTCAGAGCTTTGTCTTCCAACTGGCGGGCAGCTTTAACAGCCTGACGAGCAGCAGGAGCAGGATGACCGGTTTCAGTACGACCTTCTGTTTTCCAAGGTTTCTTCATGTCCGGATCTTCTGCAAATTGGGAAGGGCCACCTATATCATACTTTGAAGCGGGTGGATTTGGATGATCCTGATTCATTGTGTAAGGATCGGCTTTCTTCTCGATTTCAGCCTCTTTCTCCTTATCCCAGCTCAGTCTATCTCTTCTCGCCATGGGTTACCTCCTATTAAAATTATTCCTACTATTTTTATCAAAGTTTTTGTTTTCAAATATATCGATATTAAGAGATTATTACAAAAACTTGAAATTATTGTACTTACTGTTCCTTTTTTCTTAACCAAAAGTTAAACAAAAGATAATTCGCTCTCCGTTGATAAACCTTTCGGCTTGCAACTGGAGTCCTGGATGAGCAGTCCCATCCGGTGGCTATCAGTCCGTTTCTGCAAGATAGATTTAATCTTTTTATAGTTCATCCAACGACTTATCTCAGAGTCGTGTAATCTTGCAAAAACGTTTTTAGCAGCATTTTCATCAGCCTGATAAACATCCCCGTTTTCACAGTAAAATCGATCACCTTTCCTAATACCGGTAAAACATCCGGTTCGATGGTCGATTTGCGATGTATAAGCAGAATTGACAAGTTGCAAAGAAGAGCTTCTTCTTTGAGACACTGTATTTAATGCTTCAGCAATGATACCTTTAGTCCACGCCGAAAGCTTTCTGTTCATATTTTTTCCGAATGATCTTCCAGACATTGATGCAGTCAAATCCTCGGCAATAATTACACGAGCTTTATTAACAAGTTTATGCGTTGCCGTAAATATAATGGTTCGGATTTGCTTTTTAGCTTTTATCCTCCGGTTATTTAACTTTTTTCTTCCAAGATTTTGGCTTCTTATCCTGATTTTCTTGCTTAGTGGGCTTTTTTCCGCAATTTTAAATATTTTATTTCGAGCTTGATTTTTCTTCTTTAAATAATCAGACTCTTTTGAAATAACAGCGCCTAAACCTTTTCCGTAATGGACACCTTCGGAGTCTACAAAAGTTTCAGTGAAGCCTTTATCAATTCCAACAACATCACTACCACAATCGTCTATTCGTTTAATCTCTACCACATAATGAACCTCGACCGTTTTATCACTCAGAATTATTCTAAGGGTTCCTGACGGCACTTGGCAGGATGATAAAGGGATCGCAATTCTTTTTCCTTTAATAAGGCTTGGTATGGCTATCCATGTTTTTTCATTTTTTTGAAAGACCTTATAATTGTCCGAACGAATAATAATCTGATTGTAAGTATGATTATGACCGCGTTTACAGTATTTACGCATTATCCGAGTTAAATATTTATCTTCTGTCCATTTGTCTGATCTTAATAATCGGTATAGGCGCCTTTGTTCATCTTCATCAGATGAGTGCCTTCTAATCGCTTGCCTGGCTTTAACTTTTGCCGCTTCACGATTAGTAGATATGTCCGCTATTGCATCTCTTAATGTTTCTTTCCATGCGTTTACAGTCAATGGTGCAAAATTTCTCTTTTCCTTTAACCATAAATCACGGACAGCACGGTCTTTTATACCGATGCCTGAAATAGAACCGAACCTTTGCCAGACATCTGTTCTAAGACGGCCAAGAAGCTTAGCCTGTTCTTCCAGTGCGCTATATTTGGTGTGGTTTAGGTCTTTGCTATATAAAATTCTGGTGATTTTCATTCTTACTTTTCTCAATCATTTTTTATACTTACTCCTGATAAAAATCCATTGCTCTCAGCCAAGTCAAAGCTTTTTTCATCTCATACTCTTCCAGCTTCCGGCTGGAAAGTTTCTGTAAAGCATACATTGCAGTCTTCAAGGTTAAATCCTTGGTACCGTTCAACTCAGCTATTGCTTTCTTTAACCCTAATGACAAAGGTCTCTTAAAGCGTTTATCTAAATATGACATGACAGCAAGAAAGTCCCTACGATTAAAACCGTAAGTAGCTAAAGTTGTTAAATCATTGCTTGTCAGAATCATATAGGTACCAAATCTCAATTTATCAAAATTTTTCTTATCCATATTCTTGGCTGTTTTCTTTAAATAATTTTCCCAACCCCTCTTAAACAGCCACATCTTCCTGAAGGCACTAGACGCTGTCGGTTGAATCAGACTCTCATCCAGAGTTTCTAATTCATTCATATTGCTTTCTGTCTCCTCAGTAAACTCTTTGACGAGATCATTACTCAATTCATCAAGAAGTTTCTTTTTTATATCTTTTTTCCATGTCTTTACCGGTGATTCAGGAGCTGGGGCAGGAGCTGGGGTTTCTTCCGGCGCTGACTCCTCTTCATCTGGAGCTGCGTTGTCTTCTACTGCAGGTTCCTCTGCAGCGGGGGCGTCTTCTTCTTTTACTTCAGGCTCATCCTTTGGTTTTTTAGACTCATCCTTCTCCACAGGTTTATCTTCATCCTGAGCTTCTTTATGTGCTGCCTTTAAGAAATCTCCGTCTTTAACAACATATGAATCTTTTTTACTTGCTTCTTCCATTTTTGCCATAATATTCTCAGGTGGATTAACGATGTTACGAATTACTGCTCCTGTAAAAGCTGGATTTACTACCCATGAAGCATCAATGAAAGTGACACTGTCTTTTTCTGATGCATGCCCACATAATTCACCAACTTTTCTCTGTACGCCATTATCATCATAGAACGTATTATTCTTTTCAAAGCGAACATGCTGGCAAGCCTCTGTTTCATCAACAGCTTTTTTACCACACTTACTGCAAATACTGTAAGCGATCTTGCAGCCCATACTGAGCGTACTAAGTTCTTTCGCTTCTATTCTCCTTATGAGATCTTTATGCCTTTTTTCCGTTGCTACAAGGATATCTACATAATAAGTAGTTAAGTCCTTACCGGTTTTATCCTTACCAATAGGGACTTCTCTTAAAATGGCATCAATGACTTTACCTTTACTTAA